CTTGTGGGAATGTCACAACTTCGCTGATGAAAATTCTAGGGTCGCCTGCTGCCACACGCTGCACTTCTCGCTCTATTGCCTGCTGCGATGCTTCCACTTGATTTTCAAACAAGAAGTCCCAGAGCACTGTGCCGTAGGCTGGACGACCTGGCAATTGACCTTGACGAATGTTGAACGCATTCAACAGGTCTCGCTTGATCAGTTCGAAGTCTGTCAGGGTAAACTTTTTGTATTGCCCCTGAGTGTTGAAGCCAATGAATTTTTGTGCCATGGTGTATTTACCGGTGCTTATGTATTGATGCCTTCAATCTTGAACTGCAATAGCCTAATGCGTTCTTTCAAGGATTTGCTGCGTTCTAGCACTGTCAGGATGCCCTCATCGAGGACTCTAAAATCACCAGCCGTGACTTGTCGCACTCGGATGTCTGCATTCTCTCTAGCACTGATATACTCACCTATTGCCGGAACCACAACAGCATTATAGCTGGTTCGGTTTGCCCCATACTCAGCATCAACTGCTGCCCATTCATTTTGTGTTATTGTTTGTTGATTTTCTAGGGCCGTAACTTTTTCGTTTAGATTGGCTAAAATTACTGCGCGAGCATTCACCAAATTTGCAACTTTGACTAAACTTGCCTGAAGAGCCACCAGTTGGGTTTCTACTGCGCTAGCAGCAACAGGAGCTGGCGGGCCGTAATTGACCGGAGGTATTTTTTCATTGCCGGCAATACGACTGCTGGCAGCATCAACTGTGGCTCTGCTGACCGTGTCAGTTGCCGGAACAGGTATCTCTGTGTCTTTGAAGGTGTTTGGTATCTTGGTGGACACCAGGTTCACTGCAAATGCGCTATCTCGTACTGCGGTGTCAAATGCTGCCTTGATGTTCCCAGTTGCATCTCCGGGTATGGGCAGACCCTTGGCAAACGCTTCGGCATTTGGTAGACTTTTGGCAGCATTTAGACTCATACCTGCAAGTCCTTGTGCAGATAAATTTTTGACTGGTATTCCCACTGCACCCAGGCCAGCCACACCCTTGGTCATGAGATCTTGTTGTATCAGGCCCTGAGTTGACGGACTTGCCAACAATCCGCTCAGTCCTTGTATTCCACCTTTGCCTGTCCAGATTGAAGGACTCTTGGCAACTGCTACCAGGCTGCTGACGCCTTGTGCAAGCAGATTGCTAGTGCCAGGCTTGACATAGCCAGCAGTTTCAAGTTGTTGGATGTTTAGTCCAAACTCACCAATACCCTTGGCATTGCTAATTGTGCTAGCAGGTTGGCCCACTAAATTTTTGGCCTGAGCCAGCACTCCGGTAACCTGTGCCGAGTCCATGGGGCCTATGGCATTTACTGCTGGTATGGTTTTGGCAAAATCAGCAACGTTGATTGTATTTGGACTCACTGGAACGTTTGTCAACGCACTGTTGATTGTTTGTAGTGCTGATGTTGCCACGCTGCCAGCTTTGGCTGCGGCACCCACCAAGGCAGAACCAGCTGTGCCAAGAGCCGACACTGCTGGACCCACTAATGCTGTCAGCCCTGCTGCTGTGCCTGCCAGAGATCCGCCAAGGGCTCCGCCAGCAGCACCTAGCCCGCTGGCCACACCGCCTAGCACACTGCTGAACGCACCAGCTCCTCCATTGATACCGCCTTTGGCAAATGCTGCATCAACTGATGATATACGTCCTGTGGTCAGATCTACTCCAGCTGCTGATAGACTGGATGCAAAACCTCCCACGTTGAGACTGCCATTCACACCTGACTGAGCTTGTGCAACCAGCGCTTGTGCTTCTGGTAAGCCGTCAGCTGCTTGTGTTGCTGCACTGAGTACGTCACCCGATTTAAATCCCACCAGGCCGCCAGCATTGGCCTGCTTTTTAAAAATTTCAAATGCTTGTTCTCGAGTCAGTCCCGGGGGACCTTTTATTTCAAATGCCTTTGCTGATCCGTCTGGCGCTGTGGTTGATGTCGCGGCTGTGCCTGCGTTGCCTGGTTGGACATCATTGGGATCTTCAGGAGGGCGCGGAAATCCCAAACTGGTCAAGCTGGGCAGACCTCGGCGCAGTCGTTCGCCATTTATCCTATCCCATACTGTGGTATCGGTTCCAGTATAGGTTAAATCTTCGTCTTTGGTTTTTGCATACAGATTGGTTTCAATCTTGGTACCTGTACTGCCGGCCGAGGACTTTAGACTGTCAAGATTGAATGTAAAATTGGCCATGTTATTTTGCCTGTATTTCTACGCCTGCTGGCACAGCAGGTGCGCCTGGCGGTGGTGTAGGTTTACCTTCTTCAAATGCCACCTCTACATCAACACCTTTGTTGTGATACGGATAGGGTTCATGAGTGGGGGCTCGGCTTACTATGCTTTGTAGAGCGCTGGGACTAACTTCCCAGCCATCACTGGTGCTGAATTTGGTATCATCAAACAGAGTTTTTATGATAGGCAATGCTGCCGTTACTCGACCCGCTTTAGGGCCGTTCAAATCAATTGTGCCACCATCCAGCACCAATGCACCTGGTGTTCCCCATGATCCTGATGCACTGTTTAGTGTCAGTACACCATCGGCTTTGACACCAATGGTACTGGTGCTGTACAAGGTAATGTCCTGTTGCGCTCGCAACGAAATAATGTTGTCACTTTCCAGTTGAAATTCATCACTGGCTTTGGCTTTTATTGATCGGCCAGCATACATGTTGATATCTCGATCAGCGTGTAAATTAATATCACCTTTGGTGCGCACGTTTACTGAGTTGGTGGCATACACATCCACTGTGCCCTCAACTCCAAACTCCAGCCAGGCTTGTCCATTGGCATGAGTAATGTAGAAGAAGTTGCCAGTATCACTCATGGTGATTTGATGACCTTTTGAAGTTCTCAATCTGAACAAGGCATTGTCGCCGTCTAGATCGCCGTCATCCATCACAAGACTGTGTCCACCAACTCGCCCAATGACCTTGGCTTCGCTGGGTTTGATTTCTCCAGCATTTAGTTTGGTTCTAATGTCATTGGCATTCATGCCGCCCTGATAGATAGCAACACCTGGGGTACTAACACCAAACACAGCACTAGGAGTTTCGCGCTGACTGCTGGAACGTATGGTACCACGTTCTAGATCATTGATCAGGCCTTGTTGAAATAGACTTTGTGCCAGATAGCTGTGTACAGGTTTGGGTTGATCAAAGAATCTAGGATCGTTGAAAATTTCATCGTTGAGTGTGTTGATTTCTGTAACTGGCAGTCTTGTTGCCTTGGCAAAATATGCTTCTTGATTCTCGTTGCCTGTGACATAACGGGTTGACGCTGCAATTGCTGGCACCATGTTGCCCAGGCCTTGTTCGGGAATCACTCCAATATAATATCCTTGGCTACGATCGCCATTGACAAATATACATACCACTGTGATGCCCACGTCTGGTGGAGTAAACCACATGCCATAGCTGTTTTCATTGCCAGGATAGGCTCCTGCTGCGTCAGTGGTGCCACCTGTGGCTGGCAAAGGTGTTGATCCAAAGAATGGTGGCATGTAGCTGACCGTGGTCCAGTTGGTGTCATCGTCTTCGTTGGCAGGACCACCGTCGGCAAATGCTTCAATGTACACACGCAATCTTCCTGATCGTGTGGGATCCACAGTGCTCATTACCACACCAGTAAACGGACCAAATTCTGCGGGCATGCCGCCGCGGTCCAGTTTGTAATTGCTTGCCCGGCCTTTGACACGTGGTGTAATTTCTGACATGGTATTCCTTATTCCTCTTTGACTATCTGCTGCGTTGACGGACCACCGGTTGAACCTGGCGCAGCGCTGCGGCGCGGCCCTATACCGGCTGCGGCCTGATTCAATTGTCCAACTATTTGTGTGACCGTCAAGTTTGTTTGTCCTGCCCCTACTCCTGGCAATTTTGGAGGACCATTTCCTATTGATTCAGCTACTGCACTGATAATTCCCCCAGTGCCACTGGTTGCTAATTGAGGCACGCCGGCTGGCAACAAGTTGACAGCAAGGCCTGGCAGTGCTCCTGGTTCAACTGTGGCTAGATTTGCAAATTGATTGGCCACGCCCACATTGTTGAGTGATCCTTTTGCTCCTAGTATTGCCGCTTGACCGCCGTCGGGACTAGTTAGCAGTCTAGGATCTTTGACCGCATAGTCGCTGCGGGCCTGCTGGGCAGCGCCCGGCGACAACCCAGCATCGCTGCCAGGAGTGGATGATGCCCCAGGTGCCATGTTTGCTCTTGCTTCTGCTTCTCCTGCATCACCGTCATTGGCACTGGTTGATGCATTTGCACCGGTACCAGCAGCAGCACTGGCGCTGGCACTGGAAGATGATTTAGGTTTGGGAAACAAGAACAATGTTCCTTCGACAGTTTGTTCAAATTTTCCACCTCTAAATTCGCTCAGGACCTTGACCGCATAGTATGTTCGGCTTTGTATTGCTTCTCTTGTGGTGTTGGTGTTACCAGAATATCCGCCTGAGTAAGGGTCTGCTAGACCAGTGTCTATGTTGTAGTCTTCGGGACGTTGCCATACCATTTCAAACAGCACATCGCCAGTTTCAAAAGAAATGCTGCCATCTGGTGCAAAACCTGTGAGTACTTCCACAGTGTTTTCGCCTTCTTTGATTTCCTTGAACAAACTGCCCTGCTGTATCCAGTCAGGGTCGCCAATTATTTTTACTTTGGTATTGGCTAGGTCTCCGGGACTGAACAAATATTCAGCTGCATTGGCAGCAGGTTCGTTGATTTTTCCTTCTTGACCTTGACTGGTCTGATTGCTACGTGGAGCATAGTTGTATTTG